TTTAATTACGAGACATTCAAGTCTATCTGTGTATTCACTGATTCAAATACAGATAGTTATTTGGAAGCTAATGCTTCTGAAAGAAGAATCATCGTAGAAAATCTCTTGGGTTTAGAGAAGTACAGAATCTACAATGAGAAAACAAAGGAAATATTAAAAGAAACCAAGACTGAAATATCTTTAACAGAAAAAGATAACAATCATAATCAATCTACGATTGATAGTTTAACATTCCAATTCAATCAAATTGTGGAAAAGAAAAATATTTGGAAAAAAGGAATAGAACAAGAAATTACAAATTTACAAAATGAACAAAACATATTGAAAAAACAAATCGAAGACTTGAAAGCTTTTGATCCTCAAGTCGAAAAGTACAATAACGCACAAGCAAAAATAGAAGAAAATAACTCTCAAATAGACGAGTTGAATAATAAGATTACTAAGCTTGATTCCAACAAAGATCAAATTGATAGCAAAATAGAAGAAGGCAAGAATGTATTGTTGGAACACGCTGGAAATATTAACGAAATTAAAAATGAAATGATATCAATCAATAACAAAATAAACGAAAATAAGAAAAAAATCGATAAAATTTCCAAGCTTGAGGATGGCGTTGCATGTGATCATTGCCTCTCAACAATCGACAAAAATAGCTATTTTCACATCGAAGGTGAATGTAAGAACAAACAAGAGGAATTAGAAAATAACAAAATTGAACAAGAAAAAAGACAAAAAGAACTGAATGATAAAATTGTTAGTGTCAAAACAGATTTGGCAAAGATCATCGAATTGAAAAACAAAATTATTACATCTTTGACAGAAAGTAAAAATAAAATTCATACTCTTCAGGAAGAAAATAAAACTCTGAACAAGATTCAGAAACCTGAAACATTGAATTTGATCGACAAACTTGAAAACAAGATGTCAGTCAATTCAGTGACCATCATGGAGAAAGAAAATTCAATCATTGGCAAATCACCATTTTGTGAAATCATTCAAACTGCTCAAACCAAGATTAACGAAGCAAAAGAAAGCAAAAAGACAAGTCAAGCCAAGCTTGATAGCCTTGTTGCCAAATTGCCTTATCTTAATTTCTGGGTTGATGCTTTTGGTGATAAAGGAGTACGCAAATTCGTAATAGATCAAATATTACCTTTGCTCAATAATTCTATAAAGAGCATGCTTTCAATATTGGTTGATGGTAATTTGGTTCTTAAGTTCGACAATGAGTTTAATGAAGAGATTCATAGAATAACCGACTCTAGTCCAATCATCTATGATTTGCTCTCTAATGGGCAAAAACGAAGGATTAACTTGGCAGTATCACAAGCATTTGCTCATGTGCGTGAATTGAACAGTGGATCAACTCCAAACATTGTTTTCTTGGATGAAATTTCCATCAATATGGATTCTCAGGGAAACAATGCAATCTATGAACTTATCAAAAATATAGCGAAAAATAAGCAAGTTTTTGTTACTACGCATGATCAAGAATTGCTACAACTTTTGTCCAATTCAAGTCGTTTAAAATTGAAAATGGAAAATGGGACTTCGTGCATAGATAATGGGTAAAATTTTCAATTCTGTAATGGCGAAGTTTTAGAATAAGTAAGAAAAACATCTGTTTTTTCTTGCTTTGTAATTCACCATTATTATTATAAATCTTATCAGGCTTTTTAATTTTATGGGGTTCTTATGTACCAGTACAGCGATGCTTTTGAAAAATGTGTTTCTTACTTTGAAGGAGATGAGCTTGCTGCAAAAGTTTTTCTTGACAAATATGCTTTAAAAGATAATGACGGCAATCTTCTCGAAGAAACCCCTGATCAAATGCATCGCAGAATCGCAAAGGAATTTGCAAGAATTGAAAAAGAAAACCATAGAGATCCTTTAACTGAAGATCAAATTTATGCATTATTGCATAAGTTTAAATATATTGTGCCCCAAGGAAGTCCAATGTTTGGCATCGGCAATAACCATCAAGTTATCTCTTTGTCTAATTGTTATGTCGTTGAAAGTCCAGCCGATAGCTATGGCGGCATTCTTAAGGCTGATGAAGAACTTGCTCAAATTTCAAAGAGACGAGGCGGTATTGGTGTTGATATCTCTACCCTTCGTCCCGCTGGAGCATCTGTAAAGAACGCTGCTCGTACTAGCACAGGCATTCCATCTTGGATGGAACGCTATAGCAACACCATTCGTGAAGTGGGTCAGGCTGGTCGTCGTGGCGCACTCATGCTTTCTATCCATGTTGCCCACAAAGATATTGAAAAGTTTATCACCATCAAGAACGATGATACAAAAGTTACTGGAGCGAATGTATCTGTTTTGTTGAGCGATGAATTCTTGCAGGCGGTTGAAAAGGGTGAGCAATTCCGTTTGCGTTTTCCTGTCGATGCTCCACCAAGCGATAACGATGTCTATGTTGATGCAAGAGAATTGTGGAAGAAGATTATCCGTAATGCATGGCTTCGTGCCGAACCCGGACTTCTTTTCTGGGATCGTATCACCAAGTACAATGCTGTTGATTGTTATGCCGATGAAGGATATAAAACTATATCAACAAATCCTTGCAGCGAATTGCCATTATGCAGTTATGACTCTTGCCGCTTAATGGTTTTGAATCTATTTTCATATGTTGTCAATCCTTTCAAGAAGAATGCACACTTTGATTTCCCGTTGTTTGAACAACATGCCAAGATTTGTCAGCGTCTCATGGACGACATGATTGATCTTGAACTTGAAAAAGTAGAAGCAATTATCAAGAAGATTAAATCAGATCCAGAATCTAAAACTATTAAGGCAAACGAATTGGAATTGTGGGAAAAGGTACACAAGAAATGCGAAAATGGTAGAAGAACTGGTACTGGTTTGACTGCTCTTGGTGATACTATTGCTGCTCTTGGTTTAGCTTATGGCAGCAAAGAAAGTGTTAAGTTGACAGGTAAGATCTGCAAGACTTTGTGCCTTGGTTCATTCCGTTCTAGCGTTGAAATGGCGAAAAATCTTGGCGCATTCCCTGTTTGGGATAGGGAAAAGGAAAAAGATTCTGAATTCCTTTTGATGCTCAAAGAAATTGATACTCAGTTGTATGATGATATCATGAAGCATGGAAGACGCAATATTGCCAACCTTACCATTGCTCCTACTGGCTCTGTGTCTATTATGACTCAAACCACATCAGGTGTTGAGCCATTGTTTATGTTATTCCCCTATACTCGCAGAAAGAAGATTAATCCAACTGACAAGAATGCTCGTACAGACTTTGTTGATCAAAATGGCGATCACTGGCAGGAATTTGAAGTCTACCATCCTAAAGTTAAAATGTGGATGGATATCACAGGCGAAAAAGATCTCAAGAAGTCTCCTTGGTTCAATTGTTGTGCAGAGGATATCGATTGGGTTGCTGCTGTAGAACTACAAGCAGAAGCTCAAAAGTATATTGATCATGCCATTTCTAAGACAGTAAATCTTCCAGAAGATGTTACTGAAGAACAAGTTGCCCAGATTTACGAGGCAGCTTGGAAGTACGGCTGCAAGGGCATGACCGTATATCGCAAGAACTGTCGTACTGGTGTCTTGGTTGAAAAGCCCAAGAAGGAAGAAAAGAAAGATTCTAAGATTATCAAGAATGATTCGCCTAAGCGCCCTGCATCTATTGATGCAGAGGTTCATTTCTCTGTAGTCAAAGGCGAACCATACTATGTGGTTGTTGGATTGCTTGGTGGTGATCCATACGAAGTATTTGCTGGTTTGAATTTAGAAAATGGCGAACCTTTGATTAAATCAAAAGAACACAAGGGTACTCTGAAGAAGATGACCCGTGGAAAGTATGCTTTCACAGTTGGAAACGAAGAATTTAATCTTTCCAATATTCACAACCATGAAAACGGCGATGCTTTGTGTCGAATGGTTAGCACATCTTTAAGACATGGTGCTGATATTAGCTTCGTTGTTCACCAATTAGAGAAGACTAAGGGCGATCTTGTTAGCCTTAGCAAGGTGTTGGCACGAACATTGAAAAAGTATATCAAGGATGGAACTAAGGTTCATGGCGAAGAATGTCCTTCTTGCCAAGGAAACCAAGTAGAAAGAAACGATGGTTGTGTTCTTTGTAAATCTTGTGGATGGAGCAAGTGTGGATAATTTTGACTTTGTATGTCGCTATGATATAATAGCGACATACAAATGCGAGTGACTAGGTGCTTTTCAAAACACGGTAGTCACTCGCAGATCGTAAATCCAAATGATGTAACAACTTGCGTCATTTGATCCTTGGAAAGTAGATTATTTTTATTGATGTTGAACCAACCTCTCGCATTGTTAGTCGTAAGTGATTGTCGAGCTAGGGTTTGCGAAACAAGCCCTAGCAATGACTCAGAAGTGTGTCCCCAGTTGACACTAAGGGGATCCTCCAACAACATGACCAGCACGCCACGCTAGCAATGACTCAGAAGTGTGTCCCCAGTTGACACATGGCATCCTCCGGCTTCATCGTTCCGTGGGTGGTGGCCAGCAATGACTCAGAAGTGTGTCCCCAGTTGACACATGCGGGCAAGGGCATTCACTTCCTCCTGCGACGACTAGCAATGACTCAGAAATGTGTCCCCAGTTGACACATCTGTAAGAATGCCTCTACAACGCCAAGGTAATGATCTAGCAATGACTCAGAAATGTGTCCCCAGTTGACACTACGGTGCAATGGAACTGCGAGATTACGACTACCTTCTAGCAATGACTCAGAAATGTGTCCCTAGTTGACACCTGCAAAGAGTTCAGGAATGTTGTTTTAGATGGCAGCTAGCAATGTGTCCCCAGTTGACACGATCGAACCATCCTCCGTCTTTGCACCACGACCGACTAGCAATGACTCAGAAATGTGTCCCCAGTTGACACCAGCAATTTAGCTGTCTCTGCTAGCAATGACTCAGAAATGTGTCCCCAGATGACACGCTGATACTGGTAAGTTCGCACAACCCGTCAACGCTAGCAATGACTCAGAAATGTGTCCCCAGTTGACACAGTCGTATGTTGGTCGGGAGTCTGGACAGATTGGTCTAGCAATGACTCAGAAATGTGTCCCCAGATGACACGATGACCCTGCTACTAAATCAAAATAGTATAAAAATACTAAATTAATCCATGCAAGAAGAAATAGTGTTTTATTATGCAGTTTATACAAATTCTCCTTCTAAAGGTTTTCATAAATTTTGGGGGTGTTTTTTAACTTCTATCATAGTGTTGCGTCATTTTTACCCAAATAACAGAATAGTTGTCATCACATATGAAAATGATGATGCTCCTGCTTTGGTTTATGAATCCTCTAAACAATTAAACTTTGAAATTGTTTCACAAAAACCAATTTATGAAAAATGTAACCAACCAAACATGAATTGGAAAATGTTTTCAAGACATATCAATTGTTATCTTCATGCCAAACAAAACAAAGATAAAGGAATATATTTGGATGCAGATGTGTTTCTACTTAATCAATTTTCAAATTTTAATTGGGATAAAGTTGGTGTTTTGAATGCTGATGGATTAGGTGTTAATGGTGGTATAATTTATTTTGATTCAACTAAAGATGCGACTGAAAAATATGCACAATTTATTGATGATGAATACAACGATATAATGAATGGCAAGTACGATAAAATAAATTATATTAAAAATGTTTATCCACATTGCGATCAAAGGTGCAGCATTCAAGAAGAAACAATGTTAAGGAATTTCAGGAGAAGAGATAAACCAAGATTTATGGACATCTTTTATAACATTACCGTTCGTAACAATGGCACTTCTGGCTTACCAATTCTTCAACAAGATGGTTTGGTTAAACGATTCAACAACATACATTTAATGTCAGCTTCACCAGAAGCAATACCATCGGCTGTTTATAATTCCAAATATTTTAAAGATATTTTGAAGAATAATTATTTTATGAGGAAGATAATACCGGGATTGGAAGAACATTATGCAAATTTGCCAATAAAAATGATCTAATAAAAAACAACATTTGATACTTTGTTAATAAATAGAAATATGACAGATTTCAATTTTAGAACATATGTTTTGAACGAAAACAAAGTTTATTTAGCCAAAGAAATTGGTGACATTCTTAATTCATCACAAGAATTAGCTGATGAAGTAAATAAGATTGGAACAAGGAATTTGGTTCGATACGGACAAATCATTGTCAACAAAGCCAGAGGTATCCTCCAAGGACACTGGGGCAATGAAAATAGAAAGTTTTTAAAATCATTACAAAAATGTGCTGTGGCATTAGCCAAGTCAATTGATGAGAATGATAATATTGAAGAAGTCTTAAAAAGCACAATTGATACTTTGCAAAAAGTTATTAAAAAAATGGGCGTTCCTGTCAATGCGTTCCAAATTACGGAAAAGCCACCTGAGACAGAGAAGCCAAAAGATGTAGCAACACAAGATATTGCTCCAGAGACACCTCCAGCAAGTGGATTTGATATGTCTCAGGCTGCTCCAATAAGTCAGTATCCACAAAAATGATAGAAGGCAATAACAAACTAATTATCATATGTGGAATGGCTCATTCTGGCACCACCATTGTGGCACATATTTTAAGGCAACATCCTGATTTTGTTTTATTCAATAATGGTTCAATGGGTTTTATTTTAGAAAACGATTTTCTATTAAATGCCAATGCAGAAAAAATAGCTACTTTAACCCAAAAAGAAAAAAGGGTTATATTGAAAAGACCTTGGGTTGAAAACAATCACACAGATTGGCTAATTGAAAATATGCCAAACGCTTATTATGTTTATTGTCTCAAAAGCAAGGAAAACATAATAAAGAGTTGGTCAGCACACAATTCATATGTGAATCCAAAGTTTAGAAACTCATCTTATGATGAAAAGTCAAAATCATATGATACATGTTACGCCAATGCAATGAAACTCAAAGATAAAGTTGAAAACTTTATGATTATTGAAAATGAAAAATTAATATCCAGTCCAAGAAAAATGTTCAACGACATCAATATATTTCTTAATGTAAGAGAATTCAACTATAATTTGTCTGATGTATCGTCTACTCAATCAATCAAAAATAAATTGATTGAAGAAAGAAAAAGACCAAACAATAAAATTCAAAACAATCGTCATAAAATGTTATAAAGGAAGGTGCATTATTTGTGGTATTGCTGGTTTCATAGGCAAGTCTAATAACAATAAATTCACATTTAATTTATCTAAAAGAATATTTAGGCTTCTTGAGTACCGTGGCATTCATGCATCCGGCATGTATGGCATTGATGAAAACAATAAAACATATTTTAAAAAAGAACCTATTCCTTCTTCTGACTTTGTTAAAACTGATTTTTTTCAAGAACTTAAAAATGTCAACTTGAAAGTTTGTTTACTTCACGCAAGGCAAGCTACTGCTAATTGCGGAGAACCAGAGAATAATCTCAACAACCATCCTTTCATCAGCAAAGACAACAAGAAAATATTAACACATAATGGAATAATCGATAGAGCAGAATACGAATCCTTGATAGAACTGTTTCCCACAGAGTCCACTTGTGATTCAGAAGTCATTCTTAGATTTATTGAAAACAATCCAGAACCAACTAATAAATCATTTAGCAAATTAACTGGTTTGATTCCAAAGAGTCAATTTGCCATATCAATGTGTGAACTAGATGACAACAATATAAAGCTATACTTATACAGAAATCACGCCAGACCGTTATTTTTCTTTGATTTAATAAAAGTTACTGGTCAAATTTTCTTTTGCTCCACATTAGAAATATTTTTACATGCTTTGTCTTATTATAAAAATTATGATCAAATTACAGATCAGTGCATGTTTTATAAAGTGAATCCATACAGATTGTGCGAATTTACATATGATAATAAATCTATATCAAAAAAGTTTCACTCAATTAAAATGCATAAAGAGGTGATTCTTGAGTACTAATGACTTTTCAGGTCTTGATATAGAAGATATACAACCACGAAAGCCTAAAAAAGTAAATGGCAAGAAGAAGGGCAATAGAACAGAATTGGAATTAACCAAGATATTGTCTAGTAGATTTAACATGCCTTTTACAAGATCTGTGGGAAGTGGTAATCGTTGGGCTCAAGTTGAAAAGATGACAGAAGAAGCCACCCAAGTTTTTAGTGGCGACTTAGTTGTTCCTAAAGGGTTTAAGTTCGTTTTAGAAAGTAAGGGTGGCTATGATGGAATTGATATCAATTCCATATTCACCAAGGGTAATTCCGAATTAGAAAGTTTTATGGAACAGGTCATGGATGATAGTAAAAGATGTGGCAGAAAGCCGATGGTATGTTGGAAAAGAAATCGTAAACCTTGGCTTGCATTTCTTTTAACTAAAGACTTGGCTGGATGCGAATTTGAGTACTCAGTCAAATATAAGGAATGGACTGGAGTAGCGTTAGAAACGCTACTCAAACTCGACAACGATTTTTTTTATGATAATCACTCAAAATCAGACAACATATAAGTGCGAGAATTTTTTGGTATAAATTTTTTATAATCACTGGTTAAAAACCAATGCCATTTATTTGGGTGTTCTGGATTAACTTTTGTTCCCATGCCATCAGTTATAATAAAGACAGCATCAGGATATTTATTTGTTTTTGATTTTTCGCTTTGAATATGGCTTTCTATTATGCTGAAGTTTGTTCCTCCACCACCATACACTTTCTGATCAGTTAACTGGGTTTCTTGGACATTCGTGTCGAAGCAAAAAAGTCTTATATCAAACTTTTCTTTTGGTAAACTGTTAGCAGCTGTAAAAAATCTTTCTGCCAAATTAATACAGCTTCCAGATGTATCCAAAAAGAAAAATACATTTATCTTGCCTTTGCTATAATTAAAACATTCAACTTCTGCATTTGACGGTAGAATTAAACCATTGTTGAATGTTCCCATCCTTCTAGATTTTCTAATCCACTGTTCTTTTTCTGCTTCAGAAAAACGAAGCACCTTAGTAGACCAATCTTTAATGATAGTTTCCCATTTACGCTTCTTCAGTTGTTTGACTTTACCGATATCGAACCAATGTCCAGATTCTGTTCCAGCATTTTTAATGTTGGAAATAGCATCTTTGAGTTGTTGCTTTTCTTTGTCACCCAATTCTTCGATGACCTTGTTTATAGCTTCTTCTAATTCTTTTCCTTTGATTCCACCATGATCATCTACAAGCTTATTGCCGCCACCACCATTTGATTGATTGTTTTCTGAATCTGAACCACCTTGAGATCCATCCCCGTTTCCACCTCCACCATTTTGCTTTTTATCAAGCTCGTTGTAATAAAATTCCGTTGATTCATCATCTGGGTAAGAAGAACCCAAATACTTTTTATCCTTGAATACAGTGTCTACCCAACAGTATTCATTTTTTGCATCCACATGCTCTCGTATAAAACCAAAGTCTCTAACAAGAGAATGGTTTACAACAATATCCATAGCAATATTAGCATTATTGTTATCAACATTTTTCAAAAATCTACTTCCATGTTGAAGCACAATATGAAGTGCTTCGTGACAAATTACAAACATCTTTTTGTATTCGTCACATTCTTTCCAGAATTTTTCATTGAAAAGAAAGTTAATGAACTTCCCCTCAGCATTGAATTGAACTGCTGCTGTTGGGACAGCATTGGTTAGGCATGGTCTACCCATCTCGATGATTTTGTAGAATATCCCATAATGGCAAGCCAATTGAGTCTTCAATGACTCCCAATCAGAATTAATATCCATTTGCCACACCTTCCATTTGCGTTATGATCCCAAGATTAAAACATTTGCGACATAATTCTTTGTTGCTGAAATTCTTGGCAACAAACATTTTATCAGCTTGCTTGTAACAAGTATTCCAAATCTTTATGATTAATTCTAAGTTTTGTTGTCTAATAGTTGCTTCCCATTTTTCAATAATGAAATTTGCAATGATACTCATTGTCTTTTCGCTGACAACGCTAGTGGGATTATCAGGAAAATTGCTTAAAACAATTTTTATTTGATCTTTTTTATCAGCTTTGTTAATTCTTTCTAAATAAATTTCATTAGACAACGGTGCTAGAACAGCATCAACAGATATATCTTTGTTTTTCACCACTTCGCTAGCACTTGTGTTAGCAAAATAAGACCTTATTTTCATCAAAGCTTTTGGATTCGCACTAGCTGTCAAGATACTTTCTATTGCAGACTTGAATTCAGGATTTTTGTCTTTGTTAGACAAAATGAAATCAGATGATTCCATGTTTTCATCAGATATCAATAAACATATTTTTTCCTTTTTAAGCAATGGAATGAAAAATTCCATATATTTCTTATTGCCATCAATTATTTTGATAGCAGACAAGTAGTTGTTCTCAACATTCAGAAACAATTTTGCTTCTTTGACATTTTTAGTTTCAAAAAGCTTTGATAATTTCTTGTCAACTGGTCCATTGCTGATATCTTGCCTTAGCTTTGAGATATTGCTATCTTTTGGCAAGATGTCTTCCAAAGGAATACCTTTGCTCATGAAATGGAGGGCATAATCTAATCTTCTGGGAGATATTTGCTTTTTAATCAAATCAGGAAGAGCATTCCACCAAGAAATGCTAGCAGATGCGATATCTTCCCCGTATTTGCCCTTAAAATATTCCATGTCACAAGCGTATGGGACAACAATTTGATTGGCATGGAATCGATCCTTGTGGGCTGGATCGAGTCTTTCCACATCGTATGTGTTATTCTCGTCTTCTGGGTTAATTGCCGCCCAGACAACCTTAAGGTTAGGGAATTTTCTGCCATTGATTGATTTAAATTGGCATAATTCAAGTAGAGCGTTTCTAATCTTGCTAGGTGAGCGATTAAACTCATCGATGAAAATGGCTTGAATCTTGCCTTCATCGGCAAAAGCCTTCGGTGGTACAATTTCTATGCACTTTTTACCATTATATTCGACTTCTTTGGGTATGCCGATAAAATCGACCCAAGGATCGAGTGTAGAACCTGAAAAGTACAACCATGATTCATTTAGGACTAAACCTTCATCTTCAAACACTTGTTTGATAATGGAAGTTTTTCCAACCCCGTGTTCTCCTACAAGAAGAACATTCATTTCACATTGAAAATGTTTCTTCAATCTTTCAACAAGATTCATAGCAACCTCCTTGCTTGTCCGAGTACACAATAAATAAATTTTATTGTGTAGTCAAGGGCGTTATCTGGTAACGCAACCAAAAACAAATTATTTATTTTTTTTAATAATCTGTTAAGTAAAGATTTGAAGGTTCATACGGTCTGAGATGAATGTATTTTCGCCCATTTCCATTGTGAACCAAACATTATAAATGCCCGGTTCCAAATCGGTTGTATCTAGTAAGTAATAGGCGTAATTCTTTTCTCTGTAGTCAGTAGGCACTTGATCAAGAACAAGTCTTAGATCTTGTTCAGCTGGAACACAATCACCACAGTTCAATTCCAAGCTTATCATGACATTGGAATTGATAATTAGGTTTTCATAATAACGACCCAAATCTGTGCCTCTGGGAACATTTGGCGTGATTTGGCAGATGATATATTGTTTCGAGCCCTTCCTGAAACGATTTGGACGGAATACGAAGCTAAAATCATAAACAACAGGAATTGGTGTTGTATACCAAAGATCTGGGTACAAATTGAAAGTATTGACTACTTCGCTTGTACCTTCATCAGTTGTGAAAGTTATATACCAAACATCAACATACTTGCCGACAGTGAACAAAGGATATTCGGCAACAAGATCGACATAATACTTTCCTGTAGAGTCTTGTTTGACATTTTCAGAACCAATTGTTTGAACAAGTGTTCCTTGTGAAATGTCATTAATGGTAACATTGTCAGGAATCTTGTAAATTTCTACTTTTTGAATTGATTCAACATTAGAAAAAGCGTTTTGATTATAAACAAATAATCTTAAAACAACTGTGTCATTAGGAACTGGATTTTGATATCTTTCTTTAGTCGCCATGCTTATCTCCTAGATTTTGCGTTTCTAAATGCCTTTTCTTGTTCTTCGCTTTCTTTTTTCTTTTGTTCAATGAATTTTTCTATTAAATATTTCCTTTCAGCAATTGTTAATTGCATGAAGTCTTGTTTTTTGACATGCAGATGATAGAGGAAAAAGAAAAATTCATCCATCAATGCTTGCCATAACTTCAGGCTTGGACTTAGTTCGCCTTCTTGTTCCGGGGGAAGAAAAAACCGCTGTCCAAAGGTAGATCAATTTCAAACTCTTCATTGGAATAAGGTGACAAAATGCTAACCTTTGTCTGCATTCCAAAAGGTGGTTCGTTGATCAGGTTCCTTATATAGTTAACATCCTGAATAGGAAGATTTCTAATCAAAACTTTTAATTCTTCTTTATCAGTGATATTCCTAACGCTATTAACTAGCTGAGCAATTCTGAATATCAATGTGTCATCTAGGCTATTATCGCTAAATGACTTCATCCTTGTTTCTCTATATTGCTGTAAATCGCTTTCATCTTTACCTTTAGCAAGCCTATAGGTAAATGGCAACTCACTCTTAGGCAAAACTCCCTGAAGAGAATTTGGACCATAATCATCAGGGCATCTTGTAACAATCAAGCTATCAAGATCAACTGTTGTAGAAAATTGCCTATCAGTATCTGGGCAACGAACTTGGACTTCATAGTCCGTTCCATAGCTAATGCCACGCAAGTAAATCAAAAGGAAAGTTCTGTCTTGTGACAAAAGATTTTCAGGCTTGATATTTTCACGAATACACTTGCTAAAAATCATGTTTAAGGCAGTGCCTTTTTTAACAAATCTTGGAGTTGCCAAAATTTGTTCTTCTTCGCCAGTCATGGGGCGAATATTAACAATTCCATTTACTGGTCCATCTGTTCCGTCATAAAACCTTCCCTTACTTGGAAGTAATACTTCTTCATACTGTGTGCTATGTTGCTTCAAAGCATTAAGAATTGCATTCAATTCTGGATTGGCATTCATCATGACCATTGCAGTAGGGACATCTACAGGCGTTCTGTTTTGTGGTGGTACAGAACTCGTATCGCCAGTAATTTGAGCCTTAAATTGTGGCGGAATATTACCTGTAACAACATTGGGTGGCAATCCGCCCAATTCCATTTGTGGTTGCATATGCGAGTTTTGATATTGCTGATTTCTTAAAGGATGGTTTTCTGGAAGCTCAATTGGTTGATCTCTTGGAATATTTTGCATATTGTTAATGTTAGCGTTCACAGATTTTTGTGGTCTGTAGATTTCATCAGACATAATTTCCCCTTTTTACATCAAAACTTAATTTTAACTTAGTGTAATTTATTTAAAACTATATTATTACAGGAGAATTTTTATGATACAAATTGGTTTTCACAACGCAGCTGAATTGCTTTTTCAGAACCAATTAATCAAAAATTCAATGCCAAGATTCAAGCATCTTTTTGATTCTTGGGAATTAGCACAAAAAATTCCCCAAATGCGAAGCCTTGGAATCAGATCTGTAATAGATTTTCTTAATTCCATTAATGCAAATGAAATAGAAGAAATATCTAAAATATTTAAGTCTCCCATTGAAATAATGAAAATAGAAATTAATTCCTACAAAAATATTTCTGGTTATGTTGATGATTTCGAATTACAATTACCTCTTAATATTAATGTGAGCGATTTGTGCGTTTATAGGAATAAAGACAAAGTCTCTGTCCTTATATCAACGAGGTGAACATGTTTGAGATTGTTGTTTGGCTACTTGGATCTATCGGTATGACCAACATCATTGTTGAGTCTGATATTGCCAAGGCAGTTAAAGATAAGATTAAGCCATATTTGCCAGAATTTTTCATGAAGGCATTAAATTGCTACCAATGTTCTGGCTTTTGGTCTGGAGTGTTCACAACAACACTTTTACACATTTTTAATGGCTGGGGCGCAGATAAGCTTCATTTGATTTTCCTAGGTGGATGTGCAACCAGTTTCTTAGCAACTTTCTTTGCATTCCTGCAAACCTACTTGGAAGCTAATAGTGTCATCTCGGACTGAAACACAAATTATCTGTGTCAATTGTGGTAAAAAATACTTAGATAAAGATCTAGAGAGTCTTTATCAGGTAAAAAGATCTGATATTCAAAACACAATCAAAAAAGATTCTGATAAAGAAAAAATTAAAAAACAAGTAACTCTGTATAGATGTAGATCATGTGGAAATGCATTAAGGGTGAGAACATATGAGCGACCAGAGCAACCAAAAGTCTAAAAGCTATGTTTCCTTGATGGATATCAAGGCTGCAATGAAAGACGAAAAATTTCGTTCTACATTGCCAGAATCTTTGGCTCCAGAAGTTCAAAAATTCATTAACAACCCTAGTTGTTCTTGTAATGTTCCTCTTTACAAGAAAATTATCAAAGAAGCTAAAGATCAAGTTCTTGCTTTTTTCCCCGGCAAAGAAGTTCTTTCTCAAGAAGAAGAAATTGAAAGATTGGCTAAAAACAATTGGCGAGTTATCAGTTGCTCAATTGGTGATCTTGAAAAGGAAATGAAGAAGCTTCCAGCAGGACGCAAACAAATTGCAATGTCAAGGTATGAGGATCAAGTAACAGTAATCATCAATGAGCTAGATAATATATTTTGATATTAAACAGCATCGTACTTAGAAATTATTTTATTTATATTTGAAAGCATTTTTTCAGGATGCGTTTTATGCATGCTTGGAATCATTGGTAGGAAATCGTATAAATTCCTATTACTCGCAATTTTCAAAACACTTTCATAGCATTTTTTTGCATCAAAAAACAAATTTGTTTCGTAAAGATAATCGCCCCAAAGATTAATTAATTCCAAAAATGTTGGATATTTTTCTAAAACTGATTTTATAAAATCAAATAATTCTTTGTTGTAATGTTTCAGTTTTAGTTGTTCGAAAACATATTGATATATCACAAATATTTCATTTGGTTCTATATCGTATATGTGAATATATTCTTTTAATTTAGCTGCAAAGTTTTTATCTCCTTGATAAATGTCACACCATTCATTATCAAATTTTTTAATATTTTTAAAACTGCTTTTGATGAATATCTTTGATACAGCTATTTCCTTTGCATTACTTCGTCTTGTCTTTATTACCCAATCATCAACGATCAAATTAAAATGTGATTTAAACACTTCTTCTTCATCAAAAAATACTAGCTCTTCATCTGGATGAATTATATAAAATATTTCATTTTTATAAAATAGCTCCAGTTCTACAAAAAAGTTTTTTTTGCTTTTTAGCTTATTGATTTTGTTGATTGTATTGTTAAAAGTAAAAAATGTTTTATTTTCCAAATTATTAAATTTGGTCAAACACCTTTCTTTTTCTTCGATAGAATCTACTATTATTGCACAATTTATTTTCATGAACTCACACTATATTTTTAATATGAGTAACCATTATCTTGATAATAAGTATCTTGAAAAAAATATTATTGATTTCCAACAAGCCAAAAAGAATAAAAGAAAATATGAACTTCTTAAAGAAGATTACGAAGTTCATCGTCAGCATGTCGATAAACCAACCTTGAAAATTGATGAAAACAAAATAATAGAAAATGAAAAAAAGCTAAAACAAAGTCAGGATAATTTGGCTAAAGAATTTTTTACCCTTGCCGAAAATATTGTTCGTTTTAGAAATTTCCAAAAAATTGATTATGATGATGCTGTCCAAGAAGGCGTTTTCATCTGCTTTGCCAAGATAGAACGATTTGATCCACATCGTGGAAGCAAGGCTTTTAACTTCCTAACCACCTGTCTAATTCACCATTTACGACAAATTTACAGATCAAATAAAAATTTCGAAGAATTGAAGAAGCGATATCAGGAATTTTACTTTACTAAAATTAGCAAAGAAATTCCAATAAAAAGAATTTGATCTAAATTGAAATTTATGTTTTATTAATATAACTAATTTATTCTTGTTTCGTATCAAGCCAGAATTGTGTCTATAGCTGACACAGGAGATTTTCATGAAGAACAAGTTTCTGGAAGATATAGAAAATGGTGAATTGCTCTACATGCTCGAAAACAGCTATCTAAAAGAAAAAATTAATTTATTGCTTTCAAATGAAAATCTAGTTTACACCAAAAAGGGCAGACTGAATAAGTCTGGTGCTTGTCGCATTCTTAATATGAAAAACAAGGAATTAGAAACATTCCTTGAAGAATGTCGCAAAATACTTGAAGTAGCTCAGTTCTTAGATGCTGGTGAATACGCAGAGTTACAAGACGAAGAATAAACTATCTGACCATATATTGGGCAGCTAAGTTAACCATGTTGGCATCACAAGCTTCCCAATATGCTCGGTCATATTTAAAAGTAACATTGACTTTCATGACATCTTGTGCCCCCATGTCTGTGTCACCATAGTCAACTTCTTTTGGAAAAGCATTCATGTATGTCCACGCTTCCAAAGCGTAGCCACAACCATCTAGCATGAATATTTTTATATCTCTTTTAAAGTTATTATTAACATTGCCCAAATAACTTATTCCCGGCTTTCCTGCACCATCATTCTTTTTGACATAATAATTAGCGCCAATCCATTGCCATATAGGATTTGTTCTTGCCACATCATATAATGTGACTTTCAAATCATTCCAAACTGGTCTTCCTGCATAGGTTATAGTTTCTATTAAATGTGGGACTTTTACTTCTTCAAAAGACATGCTTGGTCTTGCAGACTTTTCTTCTACTAAAACTTTATTATAAATTCTAGATGAACCTTTTCCCACATGAGTTACATCGGGTATATTCATGATAAAACGATTTTGCCTCTTAAATACTGCATAAGAGGCAAAACCAACACCCATGTTAACCATAATTAAATTTTATAATCCTCAATAAGACTTCTAATATAGCTAACCTTGATCTATTGTGAGGACACGCCACTCTACTTGTAATAGAAGCGTGTCCTCACTTGATAAATCCTTATAGATTTGCTCCAGCAGCCGCACCGCAAACTGGCACTCCGCAGAGTTCTTGAACGCCGGGAGTACAGTTGTTGATGTAGTTGGCGTATGAGTATCTGAGTGTCAATGAGATTTCGCAGACATCAGATGAATCATATGCAAGGTCACCAAAGTTGATAGTTTGGGGCCAGCAGTTCACTAAGGTCCAAGTTTCTAGAACATAGCCGCAACCGTCGAGGAGAAGGAGTTTGCCAGTTCCAGCATATCCATTACCACCGCCAGTTGGATCAACTGCATAGCTTCTTTGGGTAGCGGCAATTTCAGTAGAATTAGCAACGCCACCGGCAGGAGATGTGAAGTTGTAGACTCTGTTAACCCATCTCAAGAGATTAGTAACAGTTGGGTCACCCTGAACAGCAACATCATAGTAGGTGAACTCAAGTGTTTCGAATGTTGCTTTACCGGGTAGCCAAGTCTTTCCGTTCAAGAAGTTAATTTCGGCGCTATCATCGATTGAGATGTTAGGTCTGTTTGCAGTCTTAACATACTTTCCAGAAATGCCGAAACTGTTTGGACCACCACCACCGATGTTCTCCACAGAGAACACCCAACGGTACTTTCTTTTGAAAGCCACATTGTTGAGGGGTCCAATTCCCATGTTATTAATCGTATTAGCCATCAATCCTCCCTTATATTTTTATTTTCTATATTATGCTAATGTCCTTACTAAGTTAAACTCAATGAAGATGAACTCGATAGCATAAACAGGCACGATGCCAATTCTTGCTCTCAATTCATTTCTTGCAATAACATCTGCTGTGTTCAACTCTTCGTCGCACTTGATCACGAAGTTCTGTGCGCCATTGTTTGCCACAAGTCTGCTGAGGATTTGTGAGCAAGCAGTTGTGAAGGCAGATCTTGTTGCTGCATTATTTGGTTCAAACAAATACTGTTTTGCAATGCTCTTGATGGTCTTCTCAACATAGAACAACATTCTGCGAACATTGATGCGATCAAGAGCAGTAGGTGTTCTCTGAAGAGTCTTCTGACCCCAGATTACGAATCCAGTGATATCTGGATAGGTAATAATTGGGTTGATAGCATTGTTGCCACCGTACATCAAGTCACGCTCAGCCAATGTGGGTCGGCTAAACACATTGTTCACATTGGGAACGACACCTCTGTTCAATCCAGCTGGTGCGTACCAAGGACCAGAAGTTGCATCGCTCTGGCAGATAGCTCCCAAAACAGAACCAGAAGGAGGAACCCAAACGGCAATGTTGTTGAATGTGTCGGTCATCTCAACCCAAGGATAATAGAGAGCAGCGAAGTCTGTATCAAGCCTTGTGTTGTTGAGCGGATGAACGCCATTCTGCCAATCGATGATTTCACGAACAGTCAATCCGAATGGAGGATCAATGATAGCAAGAGCATCTTGACGATAAGTTTCGCAAAGATCGATCAAAGCTCTTACAACAGCTGTTGAGCTTCTACCGGGAGTAGCGACCAAATCCACATCGATTTGCTCTGGTTCAGACAAGGTGTACAAACCAGTGCCAGCGGTTGGATTGCCGATGACCAAGTCGTCCTGAGCATCAGGATCAACTGGAATTCCATCAGTACCACCACTTAGCATAAGTCCAGCAGCACTTGTATTTGCTGGAGGAGCGGGAAGAGCAGTATTGTCGGTAACTCTGATGTAGTTGCTTACTGTGTTGATATAAGATTCAACATAGAAAGAAGACAACTGATTCTTGGTTAGATTACCCCAAGCTTCAACCTGTTGTCCATTATTGTAAACGCCAATTTGGAAGGTGCCATCATTAGGATTGGAGGCAATTACGATAGCAGTCTTGTTGCCTTCAATTCCGGGGCTATCAGCATAAACTGTGAAGCTGACATCGCTACTGATGTTGGCGCTACCAGTTACTTTTCCACCTTCTGCTGTCAAACCACCGCCAGAAACTCTAATTGGTGATGATCCAGATGCAGTTGTATTGCTAAGACCGAAAGCTATGTCCATTGTGCTTTCTGACTTAATGAGCAACTTACTGCCAGATCCGTAAGCCATTGTGTTGAAAACAAGATGATCTGAACCATCATCGTTGACATCAAAGCCGCCGGGGAGAGAAGTAAGCTGAGTTTGAATTTCAGTTACAACTTGAGCGGTTGTCCAAGAGGAACCAGCAAGTGCAGAAAGATCAATCACTTGAACGACATTGTCAATGTTCACATTGCCTGTTCCAGTGATTACAACCTGAATAGCATTGGCAAGAACATCAGAGCTAATGCCGGTGAAGTTCCATGTGCCTACTGAAGTGTAAACATCATCAGGATACTTGTTCTCTGTTCCAGTGATTTCAGCTTGTGTCATGCTTGTTCCCAAGCCAACAATGCTTGCCACACCACCATAAATTGAATCCTGATGAGATACCAATTCTATTGAAGAGGCAGTACCGTAAGCCCAAACAGAACGAAGTCCCAAAGTGCTGCTTCCTGTTTCGTAGAATTCAATACCATCAACAGCTGGGTCTAACTGAGCGTTTAGCAAAGTTACAAGCCCTGTTAAGGTGTATGTGTCGGCTGGCACTGTAAGAATCTTGCTTGCAAGAATTCCATTTAGCTTCCAGCTGAAGTAAGAATCATTTGCAAAGGTAAAGCTACCGGGGGAAGGGAAACCAGTTGAAGAACCGATAATATCAACAAGACCGCCAGTTGCTGGCACATCAATTGAGGCAGAGGTTGCCTGAGTATCGCTGGTTGGATCGGTATCAGCGACTCTTGTGATAATAACTTCGCTTGAAACTCTTAGAACTTGCTGTGCAGCATAGATCAAATAAGGATCGCTGGTGTCAGGATGTGGATTGCCAAATTTTGTAACAAGATCAGTTAAAGTTGTAACACTTGTAGGTGTATTGATCGGTCCTTTGCTAGCAAAACCAACTAAAGCCACTCTGTGAAAATTTGTAGTCGGACTAATGAAAGTTAAATCATTTTCCGTGATTCTCACAGAAGGACTGATGGTGTTGCTTGCGGGAAAGCCTCGTAAAGTTGCCATTTTAATTTTCTCCCTCAATCAAAATATTATTTGGTACATATCTTGTTCTGATAAGACCCATTTTTTCTACTCTTTCTATATATGCAGTAGACCTTTCATCTTCTAAATTATAAATATTTTTTTTAGAACCTATGCCCGGAATATTTAAAGTTGTAAAAGAATTTACTTTTTTCTTGCTCATTACAACAATCTGGACCGGATGCTTGCAAATGTTTGTGATCTCTATCATAAATCTTTCGCTGACTCCTCAATTTTGGCTAAAACTTCAGTAATTGTAGATTCTTCTACAGAATTTACCAAATCTGCTTTCACAACCTTGATTACCGAATCGTATATTTTTGCTGGCATAGGAACAAAAGTTTCTGCTGTTAATCCAAACTGAAATTTTATTACCCTAAGTTTTGCATCACCCGGTTCTACTTCAAGGTTGCTTGCTATAGAATCTAGTTTGACAATTACTTCCTGCAACACGCCTCGTACTTTTATGTACGCCACCAAACTAAATTTCGTAACTATTTGTTCCAATATTTGATTCATATCTTCCAATTGCATAGTCCATGCATACAATGTATAGGTAATATTGATTGGTATTCCTCTTGCTATTCCAAATAATGTTTCCCTATTCGCATATTTTGGACCTTTTGTTGGACTAGCACCAGTATAAGCTTCAACATAGCTTAATGCTTGATGATAAGTGTATCTTTTAGTATCAAACTCATATCCAGTAGCACTTATTGCCAACATCGGCAATCTAACTCTGTCAACAACTAGCGTTTCATCTTTACGAACATTTTGTTGTAAAATTGCTGCAACTGCTCTTTCTTGAGTAGCCCAAATAATTGGCACTTGATGAGCTTTACCATCCTCGTCAATTACAACAATGTTTCTGAAGAGGTCCATGACACCTTCATCGGTTCCTCTTAAAGATTTTGAATATCTGTAAATTGTATTTTCATTAACTTCACTGGCTGGATCATTGACGATCTTGCCAGCCTGCATTGGATCACAGTTATTAGCTGCGCCATTGCCTAAATTGTTAACAAAATTATCTCTAAGCCAATCAGCAGCACCGTTATCTCCAACATTGTTTTGATTGTCTGGCTTAACATGACAATCCATGCCGGGAGGCGGATCTTGATTATTAGATCTGCCTAGCAAACTTGGATCTGGACAAGGGTTGATTTGCTTTTCGTACTGATTCGGATTTGGACCTATTGGTAGCATAAAATTATTTAGTCCAGTTTGCTTTTATTTTCACTTTATTAAAGTATGGAAAAGAAAACCAAAGTGCTTTATCGGACTTACGGTGGCAGTGTTGGTCCCCGTAAAATCAAGATCGAAATACCCGGTTTTGCTGGGGAAACTAACGATCACACTAATGGTAGCAAAGCACAACCTTTCCATTGCTTGCCATTTGTTGATGGAAGCACATATGGTTTAGAACTTATTTATCATTTTGAAACAACTACTATTGTTAAAAATGTAAAAGGTAAACTTGTTTTTGACGGTGATTGGTCAAAAGAAAAGCTAACAGCCAAGTATTCAAACATTCCACCATTTGGCACATTTGCTGAAGGACATTATGGGTTTACATCAAGTTTAGATATTATGCCACCACCCGGATATGTTGTCAGAGTTGAACCACATCCAAGTTTTTACACTGACCCAACTTGGTCTACTCCATGTGCTGTTCCCGGTCATATTCGTGGTGAATTTTGGAGCAGCATTTTCTTTGTTGTGTTCAAGGCTCCACTTGAAGGGCAACAACAAATCTTCAAAAAGGGAAAGCCTTATGCACAAATACTTTTCTTGCCAAATAAAGTTGAATATGACATTCAGGAAATGCCTCCTGAATTAAGAGCTAAAAGAGAAAAAAGAAATGATATCGTTTTCAATAACAGGCGCAAAGTTGCCAAACATGTTTGGAAAGATAATTTGAATCAAGAATTTGATGATAAATACAAGCAACTTAAAATGATTTTTGAAAAGAAAGGCATTGAAGGAGTTGATGCCTTTTTAGATAAAATTGCTTGTCCAGTAGTAAAAGGAAAGTTGCGTTATAAATTGCTTAATTATAAAAAGCTTAATAAAAATAAAAAAGGATAAAATGAGCAATTGTACAATTGTTATTCCTACATTACAACTTGCAGAAATTGCAATGGAATACATGCTCCCACAATATCAAAATTCTAATGTAGTAGAAAAAATAATTATAATTAATAATTCTCTAGAAGATAAATTGACAAGTAAATATAAAAGTTTGAATAAAGTTCATGTCATCCATGATCAGCCAAATTTATTTGTAAATGCTGCTTGGAACTATGGCATGAAACTAGCTTATTCAAAATATTACATTTTAATAAATGATGATATATTTTTTCACGCATCTCTTATTTCTAGTATTATAAACTTGTTAGAAAAAAACGAAAACATAAATTTAACAACTGTAAAAACAAAAATAATTTATGATTATAATCACATCATGCAAGAAATGACATCTAACAGTCATAACTCAAATCTTTTATACGAAATGAGAAAATATCCCGAAAACATAAAACAAGGATGGTTTATGTTTGGTAGAACTAAAGATTGGAAAGAAATTCCTCCGTCACATGGAAAGGTTATGCATGGAGATGATTTCATTTACGAAGAAAATCAAAAAAAATATTCTGGTGCTTGTCTTATAAAAAATAATACAATATATCATATGGAAAGCACTTCGGTTCACAAAAGCAGAGAAATAGAATTAATGAAAAAAAAGAATGTGCCACATACGAAAAAGAGTGGATAAAAACCAAAATGTATGTGTAGTGAGAGTGTTGTTGTTGTTGTTGTTGTAGTTGTGGT